ATGTCTCAACTCTATGATATTACCATTGTGGGTGGTGGTCCTGTCGGGCTTTTTGCAGCCTTTTATGCCCACCTACGCCAAGCCAAGGTTCAAATCATCGACTCTCTTCCCCAGCTAGGTGGACAACCTGCTATTCTCTACCCTGAAAAGGAAATCCTAGACGTACCAGGCTTCCCAAACCTGACTGGAGAAGAGTTGACTAACCGCTTGATTGAACAGCTAAATGGATTTGATACCCCTATTCATCTCAATGAAACGGTTCTTGAGATTGACAAACAAGAAGAATTTGCCATCACAACTTCTAAAGGAAGTCACCTGACTAAAACAGTTATCATCGCTATGGGTGGCGGTGCCTTCAAACCACGTCCGCTGGAACTTGAAGGGGTTGAGGGCTATGAAAATATCCACTACCACGTTTCTAACATTCAGCAATACGCTGGTAAGAAAGTGACGATTCTTGGTGGGGGAGACTCGGCTGTGGATTGGGCTTTGGCTTTTGAAAAAATCGCACCAACTACCCTTGTTCACCGCAGAGATAATTTCCGTGCCTTGGAACACAGTGTTCAAGCCTTGCAAGAATCATCTGTAACCATCAAGACACCATTCGCCCCTAGCCAACTCCTTGGAAATGGAAAAACACTTGATAAACTTGAAATCACAAAAGTCAAATCTGATGAAACTGAAACCATTGACCTAGACCACCTCTTTGTCAACTATGGTTTCAAATCTTCTGTCGGTAACCTTAAAAACTGGGGGCTCGACCTCAACCGTCACAAGATTATCGTCAACAGCAAACAGGAATCCAGCCAAGCAGGTATCTATGCTATCGGTGACTGCTGCTACTATGACGGAAAAATTGATCTGATTGCGACAGGCCTCGGAGAAGCTCCAACTGCTGTCAACAACGCTATCAACTACATTGACCCTGAACAAAAAGTACAACCAAAACACTCTACTAGTTTATAAAAAAGAACCACGAGTCACATAGGATTCGTGGTTTTATAATTCATCGGCATTTAAAAATACCTTTACATCGTTTTACTATATCTTACAATACCTTTTAAAACAGCTATATTTTGAGCTTTTAAATAAATGTTTTTACATCATTTTACAGAGATTTACGACACTTTTGCCCCTTTTTTGCCCCTTTTGAGCAAACAAAAAAACCGCAAGCCTGAGCCTGCGGTGAAAGAACAATTTAGAAAGTTTCCTTTCTATTTATTTAACTGTAATCAAGCCATCTGGCTCTACTGTGAACTCTGGCTTGTCTGCCAGTGTTCCGTCTGGTTTGAGGTAGTACCAGCCTGTTCCGTCCGCTGACTGGATAAAGGCATTTGATACCATGGCGCCTTCTTTAGCGTCTAAGTAGTAGCAAGTGTCCTTGTACTTGACCCAGCCTGTCTTCATGGCACCTTCTTCGCTGAAATAGTACCACTTATCAGCGATTTTCTTCCAGCCTGTAGCCATTTCGCCTGATTGGTCAAAGTAGTACCAATTACCGTCTGTGTGCTTCCTCCAGCGGTCTGAAAGCATATAGCCTGAGCCATCGAAATAATACCAGGTACCGTTGATTTTCTCAAACTTATCTTTTGGATAAGAGCCGTCTGAGTGTACGTACCAGTAGCCAGTGCCATTTTTCTGCCAGCCTGTTGCAGCGCTCAAGCCGTTTTCGATGTCTTGCTTAAACTGCTCACGGCTAATGCCCCAACTTGCAAGATATGGATATGGATCCACATGGTCTGAGTGGTTGTTTGGTTGGTTATTGGTACAGTATTCATGCGTCTTGATACCTTCCAAGTCGTCTGTATCAAGAGTCTTCGGCAAACCTGCTTCATCTGCTAGATTGCGTAAGAGTTCGATATAAAGGCGGTAGTCCGTCATGAACTCTTCTTTAGTTGAATGGCTTTCAATCAGTTCAACCGCTGCGTAACTCTCAGTATTCCAACCGCCCCCAACATCCCAACTTCCGTTGTTCACAGGACCTACTTGCATGACACGGCCATTTCCGACAACATGTGAAAAGAACCCTAGTTCAGGGTCCTTTCTATAGTGATAATCCGCTTCATTCTGTACGGTTGAGTTGCGGTTACCTGTTGAGTGAGCATGTACTTGTCTATAAGGCTGCACCCCAACCTGTGGCAAGCCTGTACGTAGTCTGTTTCTATCGATATCCATTCCCTATCGTCCTTTCCATGCGTCATTCATCTGCTTCACTGCTGACTCTACGAAGGTGTCTAAGTCTTTGTCAGTCATGCTAATATTGTATTTTGTAAGCTCAGCACGGACTTTAGCGCGAGCCTGTGCCAGTTTTTCATCTCCCTTGTAGCCAGTTTCAGCAGCTACTTGCTCAACGGCATGAACTGCATTTTTAGCTAGAATTTCAGCGATGAACACCGCTTTCTCTCCGCCTTTACGCAAAAGATAATCTTTTACTGCTTTTACAATACCGCCTACTGCTACTGCTAAAAAGCCTGTCGCAAAAGCAATGATGATTTCAGTAATTTGTTGCATTTGTTATTCTCCTTTTTCGATTTCTTCCATGCGGTCGTTCATGCGAACCATTTCTTTTTGAATGTCTCCGACCGCGTGAGTGATTGTGGTTAATTCTGTAGTAGTTTTTTCAAGATGAGTCATCAAACGATCTTCTCGTCTGTTAGAGTCGGCCTTTGATTGCTCGTGCAAATCCATAATCTTCTTCTCTCGCTTGTCCGAAGTCTTGATGAGATATCGAATGATAATAAAGAAAAGTAAGATAAACAAAATCGCCCAAGCTACCTGACTTTGAGCGATTTTTTCAGCTTCTTCAATTGGCATACAACCTCCTTTATCTACACTTCTTTCAGATTAAATTTCAAGCCACGGAATTTACTAGCAATTCCAGAACGATTCTTGGCTGTAATTCGATAAAATCCGACATCGAGCACAGTACCGTCTGATAATGACTGCCCATTTGACGTCACAATCACGTTGTCTCCAAAAAAGCGGATAATTGACGGACGTTCAATATAAACCGAAACCTCAAACATTTTCTTTGTTTGAGCGGAATTTAGTTGACCTTCTAAATCGAAACCGTCAGTTCTTTCAATAAATTTGACTTCATCCTGATCATCTGTTAAGTAATCCGAATAGTTCAAATCTGACACAACTTTGTTGTTTTGATATCCAACTTTTCTAGATTCTGAAATCACTGCTGTCTGATGTATCAATTGACTAGCTAAGAATTCCGCCCCTTTTTGATGTCCAAGATCTCCAAAATGACACATGTCAGGAATTAATTCCTTAATCTTATATTCTGAATTATTCAAAATATTTCGTGTACCTTCGTTATAATCAATAAATGGTATTCCTAATTCTGCCGCTAAATCTTTTTTTACATTATCAGCTATAGCATTAATTTTTGAACCAAAACGTTTATGATTCTCAAATTCCGCTTGAGTACTCATGAAAACAGGTTTTATTCCTTTTAAAATTAAGCTGTTCGCAATCTCGATATGATCTTCTTTAAAACTTTTCAACGTATTTTCGTTATAAACCATGTCGTTTATGCCCATAGCAATGAAAACATAATCAATCTTTTCAGATATTGGTGACAGAACAGCATCCAAATTTTGGCGTAGCCAATTAATTGTTTTTCCAGAGAATCCTCGATTGTAGAATTTATGGTTGAATGAATAACCCTTTTGACTATTTATAATATTATTTAAAATCTCAGTATAACTCTTAGGTTTGTCGGACAGCCTTTCAAGAACATTTCCTGAGTATCCAGTTGTTCTGAATCCATCAGTTGTACTATCACCTAAAGTTACAATAATCGTTCTTTTAGTTTGAAGATCAATTTTGATCTGTTCCAAACTGATTGTTTTTTTAGACGAAATCGGCTTATTTGTGTTGACAAAGTTTCTTTCGTGAGAAATATGTCGGATTTCATTGAAATATATTTCTGCAACTTTAATTAACGTTGCTGTCTTTGGAACTTCGGTTTTTTGATATTGAGAATATGAGTACATTGTTGTAAGTTGAAATGTCTTGCTATCTCTATCAAAAAGTAACAATCGACCAAAAGGAGAGTCAAACGTGAGTTCAAATTCATCAATACCATTGATAAAGTATCCGTCAAAAGAGATAATAAAGTCATTACCTTCTCTTTGACCTCTTATCGTTCTTGATTTTGGATCAAATATAATCTTACCTTGAATTAACGTGCCCCAGTTAGCATCTATATAGTCACTTCTCTCACCTATCTTTAGTCCAATAGTCTTGACGAAAGGAGAAGATTGTGGATGCACAAGCACCCCGTTATACAAAATGGCAAGAATGGTTTCTCTATTACCAATATTGCTAATATTTCCAAGATTTCTCACATACAGTTCATGAGTTTTATCATTGTATATAACGTATTGACTCACTGTTTCTTTTGGTAAAGATGCTGATAAATTCTCATTCACGCTAGCTTTTCTTTTACCTACTTGAAACCAACTTCCGCTGGCTAATGTAACTGTAGAATTTTTTGCATCAATTGTTAATCGCCCTGCTAACATTAAACCAAAACCCATACGCTCATCCAATTTAGCATCCGTTACAGACCCGTTAACAATATTAGCAGAGCTAACTGCATTGTTCCCTACGACGGCCACTTTGTTCCCAGCGATTTGCTCTCTGGCATCTTGTGCTAACATTGCCCAAGTAACTTGCGCAGCACCATTTTTGTCAACTTTGTCATTGATAAGTTGACTGGCTTTTTGATTAGCGGCATCCGCACTAGCATTTATGCTCAAAAGATTTTGCGAAAGTGTGTCAAATCCACCTCTGGCTTTGGCCACTTCCATATTCGCGTTGCCGTCTTTGGATGCTGTTTCGTATGTTACCTCAAGCGCTTTCGCAATCGATTCTCGAACATCAGCACCTCTCGTTTTTTTTCTGATACCATCAACGAGAATATTGATATTGTCAGTTTTAGGCAAAGGCGAAGGGTCGTCGTATAGATTCAAACGTCCTGTTGCTTCTTCTGTTGTCATTAACTTCCTCCTAATTCATTTCTAATTTTAATGATTTCAGCTTCTAACGCTCTAATTCTTTCTGTATTGTCAGGCTTACGTTCATTTCTCAAGCGCTCTAGTTCACTTGTTAGAGTCAGTAGTTTCTCTCGCTTATTCTCAATATCTTGATTCGCTTTCACCCGTTCAATCGACTCAATCGCTTCTTGAGTTTGAAGTTGATAGGCAGATAGCGATTGAGACTTAGAACCAATTACCAAGTCCACACTTTGAGGATTTAAGATATCAATCTTTTTCTCAATAATTTGCAAAGATTCAATTCCTGAAAGAGGAGCATTCAAAATTGGATGGGTATTACCGATTTTAAATTTCACATATCTAGAGTCAATCAGATATCTCTCGACTGCTGCAACCGTCCACTTGGCTAATGCGATTTTCTGATTCCTTAGATACTGAAGCCCTCTATTTTTTAAGACTTGAGGATTATCAATTTCCGTCCAAATAACAGGCTTTCTGATGATGCCAAACTTTGCTACAAGCTCGGCATCTTCAAGCCATATCTTACCACCGTTAACCGATGAGATGTCGATTTGCTTTCTAGTTACATCTGAACCCTGCTCCTCTTTTTTGGTTTCCTTACTCGGTTTCTTGGTATTCTTTTCATCTGCTCCGATTGGCATGATTTGAGTTGCAATACCATCGAATGAAATCTCTCGAGAAGCTGATTTGATGTTTCGCCCAAGTTGAATTGGCGACTCTTGATTTTGTCCGATAGATGTAGTCCAATCTAGATACAACCCATCACTCACCCTTCTCAAAGTCAGATAGCCTCCAATATTCGCTATGATACGCTCTCGAATCGTATCCCAAGTAGGTTCATATCCAAGATATCGAAAAGGCTTATCTGTCAGACTCTGAACAGTAACAGAACCAAGATAAATTCGCTTGTAATCTTCCACTTGTGCATTATGCTGATTCAAGATTTCTCTCAAGTATGCTTCAGCACCAGTATTTTTCAATTTTTGGTAATGTTGTGTGCTGTCGTGTAAGAACGATAGGAAATCTTCGCATACAACCTCTTGAACAAATCCAGTACTCGTCATCTTGTTTGAAACGCTCAAAACCCTACCCTCGAATTCGACTTCCTCGTCATATAAATTCACGACCTGGACAATCGATTGGAAGGGGATGAGCTTTTGATACAAATCATTTTGCATCGGAATAACAAAAGTGAACTCATTAATTGCATTCTGCGCTTGCTTGATAGATCCTGAAAGAATTTTATTCCCTTGTCGAGAATACGGACTATGAACAACCTTCTTTTTGGTAAAATCGGTATCCGATAACATTTCTCGAAAAGAGTTCCAGAAATAAACTTCAAATCCACCATTCTTCATGCCATCACCTCAGCGTTAAATCTCAATGATATTGAACCATTCCCTTTTGCAGTAAATCGGTTCATACCTGGTTTCATAGATAAGACGAAATCTGTATTTGCGCCCTTCTTAAACTTGTATATTTTGCCTTTCTTATCGATAAGGCTAATATCGTTGCTACAAATCACTGTTGGACTAACGGATGTATCTCCACCGTTGATAAAAAATATTTCATTTTGACCATTAATCTGCCATTTGGTCCAATTAGAGAAATCGTTCTCGAAGTCAAATGTGTCCCAAACATCATCGAAATAATTATCAACATGAAATGCGAAGGGATAACAAATGAATACAATTGTAGCAATCAAATGCTTCTTCAGAGGTACATCTGTCACCTTAATGCTCCTGACCTTTCCAAGCCAATAATATCGCCTGTCGTGAGTATCAAATAGCTGACTATCAGATTTCGTAGCCATGCTTGACTTGATAAATCTCTCGGCCAATTTTCTGTCCGGATAATCTTTGTTGGGAAGTTTGAACTCGTATGTGATTTCTCGTCTATCAAAGAAGACTTCTCCAAGTACGTCAGAGAAGTCTAAAACACCTTGCAGATAAGGGATTTGCTCAACAATCTCCTTCTTGTCAGGAGTAGGAGCATCCCTACTTTGAAGATACCAACCGGCATCTTTGCTATTAAAATCACCGAATTGGATATATTCCTTAATTTGAGTAATCATAATCGATGCCGTCCTCTCAATGTCTGAATGTTTCCTACTGCTTCATCATAAGCATAAGCAGTACCACCAACAAGGGCGCCTGTATCCAAAACCATCATCTGGCCTTGTGCTACTTGCTCTTTCAACTCGGATAAGCTATCAATCATATCAGACAATAGACTTGTTGAATGAGCGATATATGCTTCTTGTCTGCTAGATGTTTCATCTTTTGGTGTCTTACCTCTCAACGTCTCAACTTTCAATTGACTTGACATTGTAGCAGTGGCACCGGTCAAAAGGTTCTTCGATTTCAAGCTAAAATCATTGACATGATCACGGATAGCGCCCAAACGTCCTGTGACCTTATCCATTGACGAATTAAGACCGTCTGAAATACCTAGGCCAATCTGCCAGCCAATATCCGAATAATCGTCATTAATTACATCCTGAATAGTTCCTGCCATACTGGAAATATTATCCATAACATTTCTCCAACCAGTCTGAATACCTTGATTCAAACCAGCCATGATAGCCGAACCGTTCTCGATAAGCAGTCTTCTGTCATACGAAACAGGCCCTTTATGGTCCTTTATCCATTTAGCCATATTCGAGACGCTAGAAGTAATCTGAGACCAACCTGAATCAATACCAGACTTCAAACCAGCCATGAGAGCTAAACCGTTTGAATGAAGGTTAACTCCTTGGCCGATTTGAGAAAGGGTGTTGTTTGCTGAATTCACAAATCCTTGAGTGGCACTAACAAGTTGTTGTCCAGATATTCTCCAAACTGCAACCATCTGACTTCCATTATTACGAACACTTTGCACGATTGAGACCATGCCATTGTTCACTACAACAAGAATTTGAGCCATACTTGCTTGCATGCTTGTAGCCATCAATGTTCCAGCCATTTTAACTGCTGTCGCAAGAATAAGAAACGAGGCTGGTGCACTTCCAGTTACGACTGACAAGTTAGAAATCAAGCCAGGAAAGTTTGCTAACGCACCAGTTGCTATCGTAGCAGATTGAGCAAACATCATCATTCCGTTACTGAGAATAGTCATGCCATTCCCAACTGCTGACAAATCAGAGCCGTATCCTGCTATTTTACCGACACCCAAAGCAACTGCCCCTAAAGAAGCAACCATATCGCCAAGACTTGTGTTGGTAATCATCACGACACCCTCTGCCAAAGCCTTGAAGCCTTGACCTGCTTTAAGCGCAGAATCTCCAACAGATTGAATAACCCTTGATATTGCATCTAAAATGTTAGACAATCCACCGCTTAGAGTTTCGATTATTTTACTTATTGCATCCACGAATGTTGAAATAGCAGGCGCACACACTCCTAGAGCTAATCCGAAGGCAGCAACACCGACAGAAGCTATTAAGAGACCTGCTCCAAAAGCCACTGCTCCGGCTGCTGCAACCAAAGCGCCAGCTCCTAAAACAAGCAATCCAGCTCCTGCAACCAGGGCTCCTGCGCCAAGAACAAGCATTGCCCCACCTAATGCAATCAAAGCAATTGATGATGTCAAACCATATTCTGAAATAACAGGTAATTGCACCGCTAACAGGGCTAAACCAACCGAAACGGCATATACTCCAACCCCAATCAATGCTATTGCTGCACCAAAGGCTAAAATACCAACCGCTCCTGCAGTTAAAGCAGGACCTAAAAACGCGAATACTGCCGCAAGCGCTGTGATTCCAATAGCCATACCGACCATCGTTAAGATTGCTCCTGCACCAGCGTTTGATAATTGGATGGCAGCTTGAACCAAAAGATAGATTCCTGTTGTTGCAAGTAAAACACCAGCTCCAACCATCAATAGACCTGCTCCTAATTTTAAGACAGAGCTTGCTGCTGCTCCTGCTGATGTACCTACTGCTGTATTTCCAGCGCTCATTGCGGTACTTGCAGCCGCATTTGTTGCTTGAGCAGCGGTAAGGCTAAGAGTGTTACTAATTAATGAAACAAGGTTCTTCCCAAAATCAAAAGCTGATTTGAGACCTCTTGCAATTGTAAGACCTGTTTTAATGCCTTTTAACGCAACCGCGAAACTAACAACGCCCGTAATCAGCGCTCTCCACATGTCTGGACTAATAGATTGAGCAAGTTTTGAGAACCAACTGACAAGAATTGAAATTCCATTCACAATCTGTCCTACTGCTGTACCAATCATTTCCCATGGAATAGCCTCTCCTAAGTTTTGAGCGACCTCAGTAGCTGCTTCAGACAAGTCTTTAAATGCTTGGTAAACATTACTGATTGTTCCTGTATCAACGAATGAATCTAAAACGAATTGAAAACCTCTAGCTAATTCCTGTATTACAGCATTTACGAATGTAATTACATTGCTAATCCCTTGAAGTAAATCCTTGAACCCATTTCCTTCACTGGTCAATTCACCAAATAGCGACTGAACTGTAACGACTACATCTCGAAAAGTGTCCTTGATCACATCAAAAACACCATCATCTACTCCAATTCCTGCAAATAACGACCTGAATCCTTCTTCAATTTTAGGACCAGCCTCTGCCATTGCTACTTCAATAGCTTGAGGGAGTTGCCTCATAATATTTCCAACCATCGGCAAGAAATTGCCTAAAAGGAATGTTGAGGTAGTAGATACAAGGGTTTTAAGAGCTGGACCAATATCTTCTCCGAGCGAGAGATTGGCCAAAAAGTTAGATGCTGAAGCCTTCATCGCAGCAAATGAACCACTGAATGTAGTTTGCGCTTCTTGTGCTGCGACTCCTGCAACTCCCAATTCTTGTTGAACTAGGTCGATGGCTTCTACGATATCCGCAAAGTTGTTGATATCAAACTTCTTGCCCATTGCTTTTTCAAGTTTGCTGGCATCTTTAAGAAGTCGCTCCATCTCTTGCTTAGTACCACCATACCCAAGTTTAAGGTTATCCAGCATTGTGTAATTTCCCTTAGCAAAGCCCTGAAACGCATTCTGAATCGAACCGATGTCAGTACCCATTTTAGCTGAGTTGTCGGCCATGGCTAAAATAGCCTTGTTAGCTGCTTCTGCAGCCTTGACCACATCACCACCCAGCGCTTGCTTCAGACTAGCGCCAAAAGAAACAGCCTGTTCTGCGTATGTATTAGCCGAAATCCCTGCAGCAGCAGCCTCGGCAGCATACTGCTTCATAGTAGCCTCCGCCCCACTGTACAGCGTATCAATACCACCGAATGATTGCTGAAGTTTTGCTCCTTCGTCTAGAGCGGTAGAAAATACACCCTTTATAGCACCTCCCAGGGATTGAATCCCGGAAATAAGTGCACCGCTTACGATATTGGCTCCAAGGACAGACTTAAAGACTGAACCTAATTGTGTACCACTTTCAGCCAATCCTCCGACCATGCCTTTCAGACGTTTGACTCCCGATTGAGCCTTGTCACCGTCCATGTCTACCTGGATGACGACCTTACCATCTGCCATTTTGTTCCCTCCTTTCTATTCCATATCGTAATCATCATCTTCATCATCATATTCTTCAGAATCAGGCAAGGCATACTCTTTCTTTAACTTCATCATTTCATTGATGTAAGCTTGAGAGTCGCCCTTTCTTGGCTTGTACTTCCTGATTTTGATGACTTCAACGAATTTTGTACCTTCCGGCAATCCTGATATCAGGGCATTAAACTTCTTCCAGTGCAATTTCCCTCTTTCTTCAAGCAAATCAATGCGATACGCTTGCATGAAACTCGCATATATAAAATCACCATCTAAAGAAATGTCATATACAGGCGGTTCTTTGCTTTGAATAGAAGGTTCTTTTTTCATCACATTTCCGGCTAAGTCGTACTCAACCGATACATCTTTCAGTGATTTTAACTGGATGTGTTCTTCAAAAATCTGTTGGAAGACATCCATGGCATCTTCAGCTGAGTAAGAGCCAAAACTCTCTCCCGTCAGCATTTTCAATGCAAAAAATGGTTTGACATACTCTGGCACCTCTCCATCACACCACATTTCAAAAAGTCTAATGATGTTATCAAAGGACATATTGAGAGAGTAGACCTTATCACCAATAACCAACTCATCTGTTAATTTTCGTGACAGATCTAGCATGATTAACCCTCTAAATATTTCTTGATTGCTTTTTCAGAATTTCGGTTCTCAAATTCGCTAACGATTCCACGGATTGCTTGGATTAGATAATAGATTGTATCCGTTGTTGTTTCTCCTGAGAATTTATAGACTTTCTCAAAAGCGTCTTCATCGAACAACTCTGCCCAACTCTCTTTAGACACTTTGTAAGCCTCTTCAAAAGCTGACTCATCATCTGATTCTTCTAGTTTTTTAGCTCGTTTTTCGAGATTCTGACCAATTGTTTTCATGCGTTTGATATTTGCATCATTTGCTACATATTCAAGCTGAAACTCCCCAAAATCAACAGGGATGATGTTGCTTAGTTTTTTAATTACGACCATTTTTATCTCCTTTCAAAAAAAGAAGACAAGGCGGATACCGCCCTGTCCTTATTCAGGTAATACGTTTGATTTCTTAGGCTTACGAGTCCATACAATCTTGAACTTGATTTTTTCAAGCTCAGAAGCTTCACCGTCACCAATTTCAATCTCAGAAAGACGAGCAAGTCCCTCTTTTTGAGTTTTACTATCAGATGAAACTTCTTTGTACCAAACGATGAGATCATCACCGACCTCGTCTTCTTTATCAGCTACAAAGTTCTGAGCCTTATCAGAGTAATCACGGTGTCCTTCAAATGTACGACCTCGTGTCTTTGATACGATGATGTTCTCTTTAGTGCCATCACCGTCAAAGTATGCTGCATCGTCATCTTCTTCATTATTTTCAGGAGAGGATAATTTAATCCCTTTAGCGATCCACATATATGCTTCTTTCCCCGGCACTGTTTCAGGATGTTCAGCGCTATAAGGCCCAATGTAGTGTTTTCGTTGTGCGTTTTTGTTCTTTGCCATTTATTCTTTCCTTTCGATTTCAAGATTTGCTGTCACATCCAGCAAATAAGTGTAAAAGCCTTGTTCATCCAACTCGTTCAAGTACGGCTTCTTGACTTCAAGGCCTAAAAAGTTATACGAATTGTTCTTGCTTGGCAATTCCAAGCCGATTTTTGATAAGGCAGTGTTAATCTGCCATAGAGTGTTATCAATTAGTTTCTGGTCTTTTGACTTGATTGCAATCTCAAAAGGCAGGTTCACAATCTGCGTCCCTGCCATGTCCTCATCTACCACATTCCCACCAGGAAGAGGATAGATTACCAATCCCTCATGCTCGTCTAAATAGCCGTGCTTAGAGGGGATTTGAGTTTGAACACTTTTGATATGCTCCAACAAGACCTCTGAAAAGTCATTTTCGTGCATTATTTAACTCCCATTGCTTTAGCACCGACCTCTGCCCAATTCTTTGAATATAGAGCAGATGCTTTCTTGTCCCATCTTGGTCCAGTTCCAGGTGTTGGCTTTTGACTAAGCAATTTTTCTTTATTCGCAAAGAAGAACTTCCTTTGTTTTTCTGAAAAGAAACCTTTTCGTTTCTTGCCATAATAGAGCAATCTTACGTAAGGAGTGACATAAACTACGGCATCTTGCCGAACATGTCCACTAGCTCTCAGTATTCCTTTTCTTTTTGGAACGAATGGATCCATATCCAATAGCATTTGGTTAGCTATAGCAAGTTGTCCTTTTGCGAAATTTTGAGGAGATACTTTCTTCTCAACACCTTTTAAGTCAATCTTTACACTCGCACCTCCCATCAAATCACCTCGATTTCATAAGCTAACAGCTTCTTAGTGAATGGATGGTATTGTGGAATAATATCTTTGACGACATAACTGGACTCATCTTCCTCAACTATACCACCAATAAAACTTTTATCGAGTTCTACTGGGCAGTATTTAGGATAGACAATTATAGTCGATGAATTCCTTTCGCTACGATGATTGCCTGTTCCGGAATGAGAGAATGTTCTATCGAATTTGCAAGGGGATAACAAAAGGGGGTCAGAGTAAACCTCTTTCCCCCAATCGTCCTCACCAATTGACTTTTTGATAGTCACAGAATCAGGTAGCATTCTTTTATCTATCATAATCAACCCTCGCTGAGCCAAATCCAGCCATTCTGAGCCAGTTTTCAGCATCTCTTGATAAATTATACCTTTCACCCAAAGAAAGCGAATTGGAGCCATTCTGAGAACCTGAACGATAGCTTATGGATGTCCGCCCTACTGACATGCTGGCAATAGACTGCTTGTCCTCTGCCGTCATGATGCCAGAACTATCTAAATAAGCTACTTGATAAGCCGTGGCACGTTTAACTGCCTTCTTGCGAGCTTTGTTGTCATTATCAAAGCTGTTTAGAGAATAGAAATCCCTGATATAAGCATCGATAGCGAGTTCAGCACGCTTTAAAAGCTTGTCAAAGTCGCCCTCAACCTCAAATCCGAGCTTATCGAACTCCTCTTTCGTTAAGTAAGTCATCTAATCACCTCCTTAAAAGGTGGATGCCCCCACCTCAACTAGATCTTGCTTAGGCTCTTCAATGAGTTCAAGGCAATCTTCACCAACAACCCTGTTAAACAGGCTATTAATTCGATTAGCTTCGTCTTGCTCTAAATCATACTCTTGACCTTTGTCAAAATGACGGTCAGACTTAGCAAGATATACGTTCAATTTTGCTTTAAACTTGGCCATTTAGCACCTCCAAAAGCTCGTCTTTTGTCTTGTTTGAATAGCCCTCAAACCCTCGCTCTTTCGCAAGAGCTTTCAACTCTGCCAAAGTCATGTCCGTAAGCGAATGAGTAGCCAAAATTTCTGAGATTTGGCCATCTTCAATCACTTCTTCAAATCCATCAGCGATTAGCTGAGCTTCAAGTAAGCTGCCTTCTTGCACGGTGTAGACTTGATTCCCTTTTTCGTACTTACGCATTTTCTACCTCCTCATTAAGCAGATTTGTGAGAAACATAGACCCCATCTTGTTTTGATTGCAAGACAAAAAGGTCATGATAGAGGCGGTTTTGATACAAGTATCCGTCGCCTTCTGTATGCTGACCAGGAGCAAATAGATAAATTGAATTGAATTTAGCCTTTGCGATTACTGCTGGCTTAGCAACGATCAAGAAGTTAATATTTTTACCGTCTGAAGCCTTAACAAAGCCTTCAGTGAAGTCAAACTTAGTCTTGAAGCGTGCATCGTCCCAAACTTCGATAAGCTGAACTCCGTCAAGCGAAGTGACACGAGTATCAATCCCTTTAGGTGACGTAGTAGCGATTGAGCGTGTGAACTCTTTAGAGCGCTCCAAGAAATCCATAACCTCGCTAGAAACATACATAACGATGTTTTGAGCGCCATATTTACGGACTGGCAAAAGAGCAGTTTTCAATTTGGTGTAGATGTTCACTTCTGATAGATCATCTTCAGACTTGAAGTGGCTGTTTGTGATAGCTTCTGTAGCAATTTTAGAGAAGCGGTAAGCGTCCACTTCTGGAGTAGCGTGTTCAGTGATGAATGTGTTAGATACGTTAGCAGCTGAAAGTTCTTGGTTCGTTTCGTCAACGTCCGCAGCATCTACGAAGAACTCGACGTCACGGTCAAATCCGAGCGTATAAACTTTCTTGTCGTTTGATACTGTACCAGCATTGTAGCCTTTAGAGCGTGTGTGCGCCTTGTAGCCAGTCACTGAAATAGTCGGCAATTCGAACGACTTAGCGCCCAACCAGTTTACTTGTGGCGTTTCCAAAATGCTTGTGAGTGCGCCTTGCATCAATTTCTTTTCAAAGGTGCCTTCATGTTTGGTGATGTAGTTAATTGTCATTGATCATTCTCCTGTTAATTATTTAGTCCGAGAGCCTTCAAAAAGGCGTCTTCTTGGTTCGTTCCAGCTGTTGGATTTCCTCCGGCCGAAAATGTCGGTTTCTTCTCCTCTGGTTGTTCTTTGCGACCAAATTGAGGGTATTTCTGCAATACTTGGCCAATAGCGTCCTCAATAGACACCTCATCGGACACCAAGCGAGCAGATAGAGTGATGACGTCGTCTACAGACTCAGCATTTACTCCCAGAGTCAGAGCTGATAGCTTCGCTTCCAGGTTCTTCTTGTCTGACAAAGCAAGTTCTAGCTCTTTATCTTTAGCAGCAAGCGCTTCTGACTGTTTCTCAGCCTCGCTCTTCTGTGAGTCTTTCCACTCTTTGAGCTGTTGAAGCCCTTCTTTAGCGCTCTTGATATCCTCAAATCCTAGGCTTTTGAAGATTTTCTCTTGTGCTTTCTTGGCTTCTTTAGCTACAAGACCAGTCACTTCTTCCTGAGTGAATGTCTTGACAGGTTGTTCTTGAGTTTGTGACTCGGTATTTTCTCCAGCATTGACTGGCTGGTCAGCTTGTGTTTGAATGTCTTCTTGCATTCTTCTGTCCTCCTAAAATTAGGTATTATCTTCCGTTCTTTACCGACTGCGGATAAAGTCAAGCAAAAAACCGCATCGAAGCCAACACGGTTTATAGTGATTTACAGTAATTTATAGCAGTCTATTCCTGCCAGTCAAGATGTTGGATCACCTCCTAATCTTTAATGGCACGATTTGAAACTTTGGCGTAAACATCCACATAAGTCTCTTTCTTGTCTCCGTTATGCGTGATTTCTGCATAATCTCCACAAGGTTCGCTTGATGTAATTGCGTTCGTACTAACAAGAGCTTTCCAGTTTTGTAAAGTCTTGCTAAACCAAACTACAAAGCAATCTTCTGCTTTGATTTCACGACCTGATAAGCGCGAAAATTCTTGCGATGCCAATTGTTTTGCTTTTGCTAACATTTCATTCCTCCGTTTTTTCGTAAGTTTCTGCAAAAATGTCAGGTTTACATGGATAGAGTTCTCCTTGTACACCCTTGATGATATAATCCCATTTTTTGGCTATCATATCACCTTCAAGTGTAGAAATCCATATATTCCCAAGTGCATCAAACCAAATCTTATTATTTTCTGCAAAGCCAATTACTTCTTTATAGTTATTGCCGTTCCAACGCACCGCCTCAACCACAACAGGTTTCTTTCTGTATTTCATTTTTCTCTCCTTTCTTCTTGAAAAAAAGCGCATTGTGAGTTATAATCAGATTAAGAAAGAAGTGTGGTTTTCCCGCCCAAAAAGCCTTCGAGCTGTGGGAGAGTCGCACTTCTTTTTATTTCCGACCAAAAATATCTATAATCTCATCGCCTTCTATCAAAATAATATTATCAACCCATCGTCTATTATGGTTTCTGTAAATTCGTCCTATTCTTTCAAGTGCACCACTAACATCCATTTCTGTTTTTGTAATGTCAATGACAAAAGAATGTGCTTGTTTTTTCTGACCTTTAATAGCCGTATCGATATTATTTTTACCAATACCTTCTATTTCTTTTGCATCATAGCGAACCCCGTCAATCAAATAATCCGGTACTGGTATACCGCTAGGGTTTTCTACTTTAGGATTAAGCTGCACATGTCTTCCTAACTCACTAGCAACTAGATGCGCAAGCTCTCTTTCTCTTCGCGATGGTTCAAATTTAACATTATGCCCATCGACATAATATTTTTTGCCATCTTCTTCCCAGAAATTCATTTCTGAGACCTTAGCTTTGCTAGGATCTACATTTGATAGCCATTTCTCTTTTACAGAAACGTAAGACTTATTGCCAGCAGGTTCAACGCTTGCTGGTTTTTCGTTTTTCTTGAAGAGTTTTTCTCTTGCCTCATTACGTTTCAGGAAGGGATGCTTATCGATGTAATCTTTCAAGACGGCGTTTTGAGTGCCTATTTTACTCTTATACTTGTCTATCAGCTCTTTATCGCCCAATTTCTCAGCGACGTGGAGCTTTTCCTTGTTAGCCCTGATAGACCGTTCTAGCGCTCTCTGTTTAGCTTCTGCGTTGGCATTTTCTTCTGCTTGCTCTGGCGTAACCTCTGCCACGTCCTCGCCCAAATCGGGCTTATAATTGGCTCCTGGAATGAACGGTGTCAGCATGTGACCGCAGTTAATACCCAAACAACCTTCTGGACGGCCGTAGCCGTAGTCTGACAAAGCAAGAATCTTCTCGCCATGCTCGGTTCTAGCGTGACCAGTCGTGACTATCTGATGTTGCAAAGGAGCGCACGACTTGCGAGCTGACGCCTTTTTTGAAAAATAAAAGGTATCAATACCCAGCTCTTCAGCTGGTCTCGTTCGCATTTCTCGATAAGTTCGATAGGTTGTCGTCTTGATAACTGTCCGAGCATAATTGTCAATTTTCCAGTTACGCCCAGCGCTGTCCTTGAAACCTTGAAAACCTTTCTCTTGCCACTTCATGACCGTGTCAGAGATAGCCTTATCAGCCGTTGACAAGCCTGTGACTACTCTTGCGACAGATTGCTCCACAATACCTTGATAAGCACCAATAACAGCCTTTGGTAAGGTTGTATTGATGAGATTGTGGAGGTCACCGATAGCTTGATTAGCATAATCAGCAAGAATTTCTTGAATGTGATTGCTATTTCCTGCAGATCCATGGCCTAAATCTTCTAAAAGCTGTTGCTTCGTGTCTGTGTAGAGCTTCAGGCCTTCATTTTCGACAATGTGACGTAATTGCTCTTCAGCGACTCCAGAATATTTAGAGATTAGCTTCAGGTTCTCCTCGTTTAGCATGTGCATCTGTTGCATCTTTTCGAGCTGCCAGATGTACGGTTGTTTCTCAAGATAGACCGTGCCACGTTCTGTCACACGTTCGACCACGTTGTCAAACAAGTCCAAGGCTAACTGATGATAGATGTCTGCGACATTGCTCGCTTGAAGCAGCAGTTGCTCGTCATTGAACTGGATTGGTGGTCTCTTCTTTGACATTTAATCACTCTCCATACAAGTCGATGTCCTCTTGCGTCCGCTGACTGTTAGCCGTGTCCATCGTTTCCTGATTGATTGCCTGAATCATTTTCTTGGCGTCAAGCTCTGACATGTTGAAAGCTTTCTGGATAGCGTGAGCCTTGCTGACAATGCCACTGGCCAAAGCCTTGGTCCAATAATCAAGCTCGTTGTTCTTGTCAGTGAATACTCCGTCGTCAAGGTTAATTGCAATCTTCTCCATCTGAGGAATTTGACCGCTATACAATCCGTAAAGGCTACCAAGCTCGCAGATTGAGATAATCAACTCTTTCAAAGACTGCTCAACCAAGCTTACAATGCTGTTTCTCATTTGATAGGTATCCGAGTTTTCAGAAACGACCTCTGTCGCAGTCTTCAAGCTCTGCCCGTCAAATGTAAACATTCCAGCTGATACACCTAGGAGCATTTCAAAAAGCGCTAGGCCTTCGTTAATGGTCTTGATGTAATCATCTGCTCGGATTGCTGTTGTGAGATCTGTGATTGTTCCGCCATCCATAGCACTAGCAGATAAGCGTAAGTAGACATTTTGCTCAGCATCAAATCGCTTGACAAATTTGACATCTCCGCCCTGATTAACCATTCGAGTATCCGCTAAATCCTCAGGGATAGCCACTCGACGTTGGCCCATCTTGACTTCCCACTTAAACTCGTCATAGGTTGTATTGATGAAGTCAATCGTGCTCTTGGCATTATCGAAGATAGACAGACCAAGTGGCGAATTGATATCCTTGTTGTTCATTCCTGGAGGTTTCAGGTATGAAAAAAGCGGTCTTGTTAGACCGTTTAGTTCAACTTGTTCTTCTAGATCCTCATAGACTTCAGCTAGAGGAACACGTCCACCTACTTGTTCAGAGCTTTCAGACCTGTATAGTTCGTTAGTGATGATGTATTTCCCGTCGCTTGACCACTCGTGGAACTCAATCAACGTGTAGTAGATGTTCTTCTGACCTGAAGCCTTAATCGTCTTAGTGACAATAGCAGCGCTTGAAATGTCTTGCGTGTTGCTTTGCAACGGCAAAAAGACAGGCGCTTGAACGAATGACACTCTCACTCGTCCATTATCCACATAAGGCCTCATAGCAAGACCGCCTAGAGCTAAACAACTCTCAAGGTAGCGCTCAAAATTCTTGTTAAAGCGGTCATTCTTCAATGTTTCCTGAATGAATGCGTCTGCCTGCTCGTCGTCCAATTTAATCGAAGCTTGTTCATTGAATACCAGGCTTGCAATCTTTTTGGCAGCGGTCCGAGCGATTGGCAAATGAGTCGCTTCTCTTTGTTTCTTGATACCGTCCGAATTCGTGTATGTTATCTTCTCGATGTTGCTCTGATAGTATCTTAGGTTCTCGTTGATTCGACGATACTCTGCGCTTGTTACTGCGATTTTAGGATGGTCTGTGATACTTGCGAGACTTTCTGTAGTCATTGCATACTGTCCTCTCTTAAATAGATTTTTGACAAATTGTATAATGCCCATTTATCGGCTCCTTGTTGCTAAAAATTGGCGTAACGCTTATAAAATACGTTCACACTATATCTGAATTCGTCCATTGCGTGGTTATCTTTATCAATCGGTCGGCCGTTATCGTCACGACTGTAAAGACCAATCTCTTTCAAGAAATAGTAATGGTCGTACTCTTCTTCTTGGTGATTGATAAGCAAGAACTGACCTGAAGAGATGATATTCTGGCCACGTTCAATCCCTACCTCGATACCCTTCGCCTTGCTGCTAACATCATGGGCGTTGTTCAAAGCCCCTCTTGTCTGAATCCCTAGCTTGTGCAATTCCTCTCGTAAGGATCTACACGCTGGGTCAATCCAGACATCGGTATAGCGCATTTGATACTTGCTAACACACCACTGAATAAATGCTCGAAGCTCGACCGCATAGGTAGACATAGCCTTGACTTGGCCAGTCTCAGCGCCACTATGGTAGTAGTGAGCTACACGATTAAGCCTAAAGAAAGTCTTATTGTCCTCTCTGTGCTTAGTAACAATGTTACAAGACATCGAGGTGGCGTCAGATTGCCCACCATCACCATTGAAATACATTTCCATAGGTTCGCCTGCCAAGTTGTCCTTGATGTTTTTTTCAAGGTCAAATAGGCCATATATGACGCCCTGAGGCATGACACGTTGACCAAGAATGTCTCTCTTATAAAGATAAGGATTTTTCTTAGTTGATTGAATAATAGATTGCTTACGTTCTTCAGACAGAATCGGATTGTCGTCCATGGTCCAATGGGTCCAGCGTGTGTTCTGGACATCAAATACATCCTTAATAACTGGATGTTGAGGTGCTGGAGGGTTTAGGTCGGCCAGATGATATCTGAGCTTAGCAGCCCACGTCCGTCTGAATGCCTCCTGAATAAAATCCATATTCAGCAGATTTATCTCACAAAAGACTACTGAGCCAAGCGACATACCAGTGATAGCTCCGACACTATTAACTTTACCGCCTCCCTTATAATAAACTCGCTTAGTTCCGTTTGGTGTATCGATTAAGAGGTGGTCTCCGTGCTCGTCATGTTTGATTTTACAAGCACCATCAAAAATGTGCATTAGACCAGTACCGTCACCGTCAATAAACAGACGGTAGGCTTGCTCTTGGTTATATGCAGCTATCAAATGATTCTCATCTGGTGACTCAATCAAGTATCTTGCATACCTAAAATGACCAGCGGTTGTCTTCCCACTTCGAGGCGTGCCCTCATTGACCTCAAGCTCATAGTTGAATGGTCTGCGAATGATATCGGCTTGTTTGTTTGAAAACTTAATCTTCAACCTCGTCACCACCCTTCACTGCATTCAATAGAGCTTCCATGAGAGTAGTATCAGACTTGGAATCTTTATTCTTCTCGATCTTGAGTTTGAGTAATTCAATCTCTTGTCTGATTTTCTCATCAGTTAATTCAAAGTCTTTCCACGCCATGTTGTTCATGCCATCCAAAGCTGAAAGAAATGCGTTTGAATTAGCTTGTCTAATGCCGTCATTCTCGATGCTCGACCTAGCCTTATTCTTGAGCCATTCATACTCATTAAAAGCCTGCTCTCTGGACCATAGAGACATGTTTGAGAACTGTTTGAGCAGCTCACGATACCTTACCAAAACCTTACCATTTTGAAGAAGCTCGCTTGCTTTAACATCGACCGTGCTATCTTTCCACTTTTTAGAAGTTGAAAAAGCCTGTCTGTACGCTTGTCTTTGAGATAGCCCGGAGATTATCCCTTGGACAAATAGCTCTTGTTTTGGGGTTAATTTATCCACTCACCGGACTACCTCCTTTCCGACAAAATAAAAAGCCACTCAAAGAGTGACTTGGTGCAAGCAGACTACAGACTTGCGGTGTTAATTAGAAATTACTTTTTTCTTTTTTATTTTTTGTAGTCATTTAAAACCTCTGAGGGAATCAAACCCTCTAGCTTATAACTTATCCGGAATATAATTAGCTACGCAATCATGCAAGGTCCAGTCGCTCCGCAACCATTTGTAAGTTAATGAGTGATAGGAGTTAATGAGTGATATGTGAATCCCCACCCAGAAGATTTAACTCATTCTGGGACACAAACACTCAAAGGAGAGGGGAGGACTTGAACCTCCAAGGCCATTACAGCCCCCTGACATTACAGGTAACCATCTACCAATTCTGAGACCTCTCTTTTCAATTCTTGATACTACCATTCTAACAGATTTTTAGAACCGTGCTGTTCCAAAAAGTCCCATAAGCTCACTATGAGGTTAGATAACTTCTTCCAAAGCTAAGACCGCCTCATTTTTTAACCTGTAGTAGGTTGTACGACTCATATTCAAATCATAACAAACGCTATCAGCGGTGCCTTTGTTGATGTAAGTCATTCTTAATACTGCCCTGTACTTTGGATTTTTAAGCCTATTGATCATTCTACCTAATTCAAGTTTTCTGTTAATGACCTCTTTAGTATCCTGCTCTATAGCCTCTTTCATCACTACCAACTGAGTATAGACATCATCAACTTTTCTAGTCTGTCCACCTTGGACTTTAACCTCGGACCATTTAGGGCTTGAGAGCAAACCTGCCTCAAGCTCGTTAATTTCGTCTATACGGCTTTGGATGTCCATGTCCAGATCCTGCAACTCTTTCAAGAGCTCTTTAGCCTTGTTCACTCTCTGTCTCCTTTGTGATATAATAGTCTTTGCGAGAACTATTAGCTGAGGCAGAGAGTGTCTTGGCTTTTTTGTTTTACCAAGTAATGTGAATTTTCTTGTTAGAAACGAAATCTTGTCCAGTGAAAATATTTTTAGATAGATAAAGCTTATATTTGACAGTAAAGCCAGCTCCTAATAATTCTCTTAACGCTTCAAACGTTATTTCATCTCCTAATCGATTCCTGAGATATTCGTCTCTAACTGACCAAACATTGATTAAATAACCTGTATAACCTTTTTGAGCAGAAGTTTTTAGTTTTTGTTCTAGGTTATATTTCTCAAAATATCGCTCGAACCATTTTGCGTGGCTTTCTGAGCTTAATTGCTGCACTTCATCAAATAATGTCATTTTAACCTCAATCCTTTATTTTATAATCTTGAAATTCCATAGTATTCATAACCACAATATTCAGAGCAGAAACCGTACGTATTAAAATATCTGTCGAATAAACCAGCTTCGCTATCGCAGACAGGACAATGCGTCCTGTGGTATCTTTCTTCTTTGTTCAGACCGTTCAAAATTTTCTTTTTGCGTTGACGTTTATTCATGAGTTACCTCCAAAAGCTCCGGATTTTCGTAGACATTGCCGATGATTTCCTCGTCTTCAGTCCACGCATACCCACTTAGCAATCCCTTTAGATATATGGAAGGCATTCCACCTATGAATGTACCACCATATTCTTTTTCTATATAGACTTCGTGAAGGCATCCTCTTGTGCATTTGATAATATCTCCGACAAAAACCTCCTTACCGTTCTTGTCTTTGAGTCCTGTTGATTGCATGAGGTCGATTTCATCAGGATAAGCTGTAATATAATCATTCATTAAAGTATCGTTTAACTCAAATTCTTCAATCTCGCTATCCTGAAAAAACATACATTTGACTGACATCAGTCTACCTAATTCATGATGCCACACTCTAAATTTCGGTATCATGCCAAATCCTCCTCTTTGACGAAAGCACCATCAATCCAACGACCCTACCGTTTTCTAAATCACGGTCAATAAACCATTGTTTGATTTTGTCTAGTGTGTTCATGATAACTCCTATCTCTTCGTTAATTTTGGTAAAATCTCATTCACGATGAATATATAATTAGGTGCAAGAGTTGCTTTTAAAACAATTGCAATAACTAATGTTATCAAGCTTGCGCTTGATGAAATGCAACTAATTTTTAGTGGTATTTTTAAGTCCTTTCTTTTCCGTTCAATGCGTTCTAATTTAATTTCTTCCTCGGTTTTTCCTGTACGTATATCATAGGAATAAACAAAACCACCATCGTATGTAAAATATATGAGAGTTAAAACTGCTAAAACTACTGCAGAAACACTAAATATTACAATTGACATGAGTTGAAAAAGACTGAAGAGATCATAAAACATCTTTTCTTTAACGAACATTTCATAAATCTGTGGTGCATTCCCTTTAAATGTTGTAAGCAAAGAACTTACTTCATCAACAGTCATATTTAGCATTTTTGCTAAAGCTTGTAAAATATCATCCATTAGAGTAACACCTCATCCCCAACTTTCACTTTCTCATACACGTCCTTCGTAACCACGAACACCCCGTAGTCACGAATGGTAAGCGTATATAGCTTGCCATGCCGTCCTTTCTCGACGACTTTACCGAATATCTCAGCGCCTGCGTTATCAGCTTTATAGACGACAATCGGGCGCTTTTCTTCTAACTTTTTAATGTAGATACTCTGCCAGATATTCAATCCAGCAGATAGCAGAATCCAGATAGCTATGAATCGTTTCAATTTATGACCTCCTCCTTCAATTTAAGCTCAATCTCTAAGTAAAAGCTTTGATCAGGTATCTCCAGTATCGCTGTAGTGGTTTTACCATCAGAACCAACGATAATTTCTCCGATTGCCAAAACTAAGTCTCCAATTGTGCTATTTAGCGTAAGGCTCATCACTCCACCTCCTCTATATCAATTCCTTCACAATCAAACACCCAGCCGAACTTTGCGTCTTCTAGTTCTTTTTGAGTACCTTTATAATTCCTAGCTGTTATATCTTGACTAAAATAAAGAGTACTCCCTGATTGCGATTTGACCAAAGGCTGCCTATTTTTTAAAGTCACCAAATACCGCTTCTCTTCCTCGACCTCGTAGCCGTCAAGCCAAGCAAGACAGAATTTTTCGATGTTATTTTCGTAAAACCAATCAGGAACTTTCTTATCATAATGATCTTCAATTACTCTCATTGCACCGTAAACATGAAAATTGTTTTTCTTTTTAAATTCTATATATTCCGCCACACACTGCGGAACTATGACTTTTTCACGTTCAACCATACCCTCAATTTTACCTTGCTCGTAGCCCTCTCGCCATTTTGCATGGCTAAAATCCTGTTCAAATTCGCTCATGATAGCCTTTAACCAAACCTCTCTATCATGCAATGGCAATTCTCGCAATCGTGCTAGTATGTTCTTTACGTAGCGTGGAGCTTCATCTGCGTGACCTATTTCGGATTCGGCTAGCTGTTCAATTGATTTCAATATCCAATTTCTATTAATTTCGATTGTATCTGCGATAGGCCCCTCTGTATAAGGCAAATCCTCGATACGTTTAATCAGTTCCTGCTTATTCATTCTTCCAATTTCTCCTGCTTAACTTTATACATTCGATCACCTCGATACTTGCTCTCGAGCTGAGCCTTGCATTTGGCAGCATCACCTTCTTTCTTAAAAAAGTGGGTTTCATCTACCATGTTGTCAAAATATAGTGTTACTGTGTATGACATTTTTACCTCTTTTTTTCTAAACTGCTACCGTGCTACCGATAAATTCTAAAAAGTAAAAAGTTTTTTTCAAGAATCCCTATTTTATAGGCTTTCTTTATTATTACTATTATTTTATATACTTTTTTTAAAAATATAGGTAGAAGAGTAGCATTATATATAAATATTAAATAAAAGTCAGTAATATCAAGGGGTTAGACTGCTACCGATGTGCTACCGATGTCCTATTTTATCGGTAGAATGCTACCGATCTCCCCCTCAACTGCTACCGATGACTACCGATAATTTTTAAATTGCTACCGATTAGTTTTTTCCAAATTCTTCACTCTTACGAACCCTTTTGTACTTTTACCTCCTGCCCGGAAAACACTTTTTTTCCAATCAGGATGATTATCCATGATCATGTTAATCTTCGTTGACAGCTTCCTGTCATTCGAATTTCTCATAAATAAGTTGTACATCATTTCACGAGTTGAGACCTTATCTAGTTTTTTGCTTCCAGGATCAAAGTCGCTACTATTATCGAAATATTTACTTGTGTATTGATGTTGTTGCTGAATAGACCAGTTTTGCCAATTTTCAGGGACGGGCATATCAAGATATTCAAGCACTTGTAATTCAACTTCATCACGATACATGAACTGTTCACGGTAGATATTCAGTTCATCCTCTGTATTTTCATCAAACATCAAATCAGCACCAGCACGATAGATTGTAACGGCTTCGCCCCAAATTTGTTCGATTGTATCAGGATCGATTTCCATTGGATGTTTTTTTTGCCGTTTACTATCTGCCATAATCGGGAGAAATCGACGTTCACCGGTTTTGTCCTTGAGGTATTCTTTTTGATTAGTAGTCCTGGCTAAGATGAAGTTCTTGGCAAATTCTTCTGTTCGTTTCATGTATGGTTTACGATAACGTAGGCTAGTTTTAGAAATAAAGGCCTTAGTTTCTGCAAAGCTCATCCGATTACTGGCCACCATTTCGTCGTCGTTGACGATTAGACTCTTTAACATAATGTCGTAATTATCTTTATTAGAGAAATCTGTTACGGCATCCGTATACCATTCGCCACCCAATTTTTGAAGGAGGGACGTTTTCCCAACTCCTTGTCCACCGACCAGGTCCAGAACATAGTCAAACTTAACGTATGGATCATAAACTTTAGCAACTGCACCAACTAGCCACATTTGAGCGATTTTAGAAACTAAAGGGATATCTTCAGCGCCGAGATATACTTGAAGCATGCGGTCAATCCGGTTTCTGCCGTCCCACTTTTCAGTTGCTCTCTCCATATACTCAATAACTGGATTGTATGATCTTTCTGAAAAGAAAGTCTCCATGCCATCAAGCATCGCTTGGTTTGAGAAAGCAACACCTAACACACTTTCAAAGTAAACTTTTACGACTGAATCAAAGTTAGAAGGGAGCTCACCTTTTTTAAAAAGAGTGTTGCCGATCTTGATATCTTTAAGGAGTTCATGCTCTTGGGAAAAATCGTTGTGCTTTAGGTAAATACTCAACTGATCATCAGCCTTGAAAGACATCAACACATTACTTGGACTGTTGGCCTTGATATCTCCCTTGGCAGTCGTTATCATCTTAGGTTGTGAGTCAATACTTACTACATTACCAATCACAATCACCTCCTATCTTTTTTTATCATACTTTCAATAGTACGCATCATTTCCTTTTCAGGCAAAGGGTTTGGACTATTTGCATTTGCTAATCTTGCAAGTTGAACAACTACACCATCGTCGACCGCACGATATAAGAGACCACCTACGAATTTTGCTAGTTTGTCATTTCGTCCACCTTCATCACCAAAACCAAGGGCGATGGTTTCAAAGAGATCTGTAGTCTGTGTTCGGTCTCTAGTATGTGAACGTCTAACTAAATCCCTAAGACCGTCCTTACCATCATACTTATAACCGTGAGTTTCGCCATACTGTTTTTTTATAGACTGGATTAAATCTTTTGAAGGAGTGACCATCGTGCCACCTTCCTTAGACTTTTCCAGATCCCACTCATACTGCCCTTTATCTGTGGCAGAGGGTGCGACTAACACATAATTATTTTCGTGAGCCTTAATATCAACACCAGGCAAGAATCCAATCATCTGAGTGATCGGCTCATCTTCTCGTTTGAAGTAGAATAGATGTTTACCGCCACTAGCCGTCTTAGCTTGCAGTGTCGGTTCGATTAAATTTAGATGTTTCCATTTTTTTAGCGATTCAAAACCATTCGATTTGCCGTGTTTGTCAATATCAATGACAAAGAAGTTGGTAGTCTTTAGGGCAATGTTTGCATTAGGGTAGCCGTCCCAAAAGTTTTCAATCTCAGATGGAGTCATGGCTGGCTTATCAGCAAAATCAATCAAAGGCATCTTGTTTTTAGGATTGATTGGAATGACTGAGAACCCTAACTTTTGGTACTGTAATGCGTATTCTTTCATCGACGGCATGGTTTTTTCTCCTCTTTGTAAATATAAACAAGTTCCTGGGCCGTATAGTTTGACTGATATTCGGCTTCAGTCATATCCAAGTATGTTAGCATAGCTGTATAAGCCTCTTCTACTGTCGTGAAAGGACCAAATTCCTCATCAGTTTCATCAATGACCCAGAACTTGTTATTTCTTAAAAAGGGAGGTCATCGTCATCAATATCAGCTTCAGTCAGCGGTTGTGCTTCTTCTTCTTCAAGGTCATAGTTTCGGAACTCACGGCCATCTTTCCCCTTAGTCACAGAGATAACAAGGTTGTAGTAAGAGCCAACTGCCTTACGTTTTAGAGCCTCTTCCAAGGCTTTACCGTCTTCTTCATTTCCTTGCATACTGTCGCCAGCAAGGACCAAGGCTTTGATAAAGAATTTCATAGTGCGTTCAACTGCCCAGTCAAGGTTCTTACCGTTCCATTCAGTCAGTGTGCCAAATGTTGCAAATTCAGAGCGTCCACTGTAATCACCGCCACGGATTTCAAATTGATAACCAAGGCTTTCCCAGCCTTTGTCCGATACGTTGAAGGTTGCTTTCTTCAGGACTACTGGATAAGTACCAGCTGGGATTGGTGCAGGACCGTTGGCGCTGTCTTTGCGTGGGTCAAAGCCCTCTTTTTTGATTGATTTTGCGATATCTAGTAAGCTCATGTGTATTCTCCTTTATTTCTTAAAATAGTTCATCATCAGAGTCAACTTCTTTCTTAGGTGCCTCTTTTGTTTTTTCGGTCTTAGCTGGTTTAGTTGTCTTAGCTGCTTCTTTTTCAGGGGCTAGCTTGCCCTTTGCAGGCTCAACAGCCCCACGGATAGTTGCCAAGATTTTCAAGATGGCCTTGTCATCAACCTGGTCCGCATAATAGGTCTTACGCTTGCGGTCAACCTCACGGTTGTAGTTGTTGCCGAGTTTTTCAGTGTGGATCATCAAATCAGAGTTTCCATTTATAAGATTGACATACTTATCTTTCAAGCTTGGCTTGTCTTTGGTGGCATTGCCATTGTCATCATATTCAGATACCTGACGGCTGATGTAAATAACATTCATTGGCAATGCTTTGAGGTCAATGACTAATTCTGTGATAGCTTGGTTAAAGAAGTCGTATCCTTTGCCGTATGGAATTTCCGACAAGGATTTCAAGCGAGGTTTACCAACTGGGGTTAATTCATCACAAACTGCAATCTTAATCATTTCAATAACATCGTCAATTACATCAATAACGACTGTTTCATAAGAGTGCTTCTGTGTCTGGAGAGCAAGCAAGATATCTCCAAGCTGCTTAATTACTGAATTGGTAATTCGTCCCTTGTCATCTTTTTCATTGATCAGCTGAATGCTTGGAACAGTGTTAGCTTCTGCATTCCCGTCTGTGTTCAAAACGATTGGATTTGGGAATTCATTTGCAAGATAAGACTTTCCGCTCATGGTTTCACCGTAGATGAAAAAATTTCGTGGGGTATCTTTAGGAACTTGTGGTTTATTTGCTGGAAGTGTAAATGCCATTAGAGAACCCCTCCAATAATATCCTTAATCATGTCCTCAATTGATGAACGGTCACGCTTGATAGGTTCAACTTCTGATCCATTCGGATAGGTCAATTTGTATTCCGCTTCAACTGCGACAATTTCACAGTCAAAAGCTGCAGCAAGAGCCTTGTAAGTCTTTTTGTTGTCTTCGTATTTTTTACGAGGAAGCTTCAAACAATATTCCAAGCTGCAAAAGTCAGCTGCAAATGCTAAAGAACTTCTGTCCTTGTAAGAATTAAGAAATTCTCCAGTTTTACGGCTACGAAATACGATCATTTCAGTTGTTTTATTCATTTTGTTTTCCTCTTTTTTTTAACTTTCTTTATAATAAAATTCAATTACATTTACATCATGCTGCTGACGACTTCCTGTTATGCGCCAGAGCAATTGTCGATAATCATCATATTCTCCAGAACCTTCTTCTACTGGATCCAATACGACAATAGTTTGGTATTTGTGTTGCAAGCCGTCTACTCCGACACCTAACACTTGACTAGTAGCAACCACGAATTTCTTATAAAGTCCTTCTTGAATATCGCCCGTCCAGATTCCAATTTCAGGATGGCGCTCGCTAATGACGTTGACAATCTGCTTAGATTTACTGACAATCAACATATCGTGTGGTGCTCGTTCGATTAAACCGTCAAGTTGTAACATCAATGGCGTATCCGCATTTACTGGCTTTAATTTTGGAAAATCGACTGCTACGCCTGTTTGATTAAGGTAGCGTTCAAAGGTCTTTCTTCCAAACGATTGCTTGGCCATTGCAGTTTTGCCGTCCACTGTTACAAGATTTAGTTTTCTAAATTCTGCAAGTTTTTCTGGATTGCCAGAGGCGACTCTCTTTTGGTAAAACTTAATCTCAAAACCGTTATTCTCAACTGCATTCTCAATTCCTTCAATCTCTTCCCAGCGGAAGAAATTAGGCAAGCTCGAGATATAACTTTCATAATTTTGAAAATCTTCCCACTTCTCTTTTGAATAGCTAAATGGATCATAGACCATTTTTCCATGAGTCTTTTGCCAGTCAAATTTATTATTTGGGGTTGCCCAACCAAATACCGTTTTTTCAAGCGGATAGAAATTTTGTCCTTTTTTCCGAATTGGTGTCGCTGAAAGACCTATCGTGTATTTTCGCTTTATTTTGCGATATAAGGCCACTTGTTTGTCAGAAGACATATTCTGCCATTCGTCTACTATCAGCACATCACAATCTAATTTATGCCCCTTTTTGACTTGATTTTGAAGATATCTATCTGTCTGAATAATAATCTCAACACCTTTATCAAAATTCATAAACTTGACTGCATCTATCCAACCATTCAGAATAGCTAGTCGATTGTTTGTGATGATGATTTTTTTAGCTTTTTTATGTTTTGCAATAGCAAGTGCACAGATCGTTTTACCTCTGCCCCCAAGAGCCTCTAAAAAGATTCCATTAGATAAATGTTCACTTCTTTTAATCGCTTCAGCTTGCCACTTTCTTAGCGTTATTGTGATACTCACTCACCACCTTTCCGATATCATGAATCACTTCTTCAATATCATTTCTCATTGCCCAAAATAATCCAAGTCTTGCTGCTGCTCGAATGTCTTGATGATGACTTTTTTCAAATTTCCAAAGGTCTAAGATTTTCAAAAGATCGTTTGGAATATCCGACTTGTAACCTGCATTGAATTGAAGAATGGCACCTGGATAGCAAAGTTGGATATAGGAGATGGTTTCTGCCACGCTATTATCTTTCGACTTGTCGTTATCCCTCGCCTTAAATTCTTCAACAATAACTACATCGAATTCAAGATTTGTTCCGATTTCGTGAAACCAATCAGCGAAACCTCTCATACCATAAGAGACAACCCAGCTATCAACTAATCTTGCATTATCCAACAAGACAACTCCTGTTGTGCTGGTTTCAATTTTATTACTGCTTGGATCAATAGCTAAAATTTTCATCAAACACCAACTTTCTCAGTTAGCACTCCTGGATAAAGGGCAGTGTTAAACCAATTTTGTTTATTTACCTTTGCAAAGGCAAATAGCGATTTAACTTCTTTTGCTTGCTTCTCAAATTTTCGAATATCTTCCTCCGATTCAAAGATAGGTTTTTCCTTGTATTTAGCAACTGTGACCAGCTTGTATTCCGGAGTGAATACTGGCTTTTCATTTCCTTGATCAAGATTTGTTTCGTCTACTTTTACAAAACGAATCGCAACATCAAATAGAAAACCTTCAGTAACAAGTACTTCAATCGATTCTGGTCCAATCACAACTGCTAGTGAATCTGTTACTCGTGTTTTATTCATCAATTCCATTACTTAATCACCAACTTTTCTGTCCGGACAAGTTCCGCACCTTTGACTTTCTTGCCAGATTTAAGCAACTCTTTGAGTGTTTTTTTGTCCGGCGCAAGCGTCACTTTTTTTGTAAAATATTTTTTCGGAAGGTCATTTTCGTTGACCTTGACTGATTCTGGATTTTTAGCAATTTTTATAATCAGGGCACCACTCTTGACTTCGGTTTGACCTGTGACATTCATAGCTGCCATAATGTTATCCTTGACATAATCCAGCTTTTTCTGTGCCGCTTGTTTCTTGGCTTTGAAGCTCTCTTCCTCAGCTTTGTACATGGCCACGTCGGCTTCTAGATTCTTGATAACATGGGCATATCCTTCTGCTTTCTGTTCAAATTGTTCTTGCCAATCGATGGCCTCAAGCGTGTCTGCTTTTGTTTCGTCATCGATATCCAATTGGTAAATTGTCAGGAACTGACCTGTTAGTTCGTATAAACTAGCCATTTTTTTCTACCTCTCTGATTTTATTTGTAAGTTTTGTTAGTCCAATACCTGATTTAGTCAAATCAGCGTTGGACGTGAATAAATGATTTTGATTCATTCTAGCAATTTCGTTTTTAGATAAACATGCCAGGTTTGAAATATCATAGTTTGTTTTATCACCGTCCAAGAAGACAATCGAATGCCCTTTTGGTATTGGCCCGTGATGTTCCTCCCAAACCTTGCGGTGTTTCAAAACCCATTGATTAGGTTCTCCAATCTTTTCTTTTGGATAACCGTCTGTTGTGTAGTTGATAGTACCGACAGGTACATAATTCGGAGGTCGATTACCTTTTTTGAACTGCCCGCTGTTTTTTGGCATATTGGGGTACTTCTTCCCCTTATTGTGAGGAGTCTGACCTTTCTCGAATCTTCCTGTCAAACCACTATGTAGATTATTATTTCTTCGATAACTCTTAATCTGTTTCTCAGTCAGTGATAATCCAAATTTTAGGTTCATTTCATTTGCGACATCGCGAGAAATCTTATTTTTTTGGATTGACACAAGGTAATCATGTTGTTCTTTTGTCAACAATTTACCTTGATAGACTTTTCCAACAGGTAACCCTAAACGTCTGCGTACTTCTCCTATTTGAGTCTTGGTATAGGTCGTACCAAATTTCTCATTTAGTAACCTGGTTACTTCAGGAGTTAATCGGCCAGGGCATATCTCATGCATGTACTCTGTATACTCATCCTTCCAGCAAAGCGATCGGGGCATTGACTTCACCTACCTTGTCTTTGAATTTTTCAGCATCTAGCGCCAATTGACCTGCTTGTAAGATTTGACCTGAGATTGCGACCATCTGTTTTGAACGTTGGAGTTCCGTCTTTAATTCATCTGCAGTAAGATCCCTATCGTCCAATGTTTCCAACTGGGCGAAAAGAGTATTGGTTAAATCTGTCAATTTATTTCGAACCATCTACTTCGTCACCTCTTTCATCAATTTATTTGCTTCTTTGATTAACAAACGCATAACATTGCTATCCGTTTCTTTTTCTGCTGCTCTTGTCAGCATATCCACCCACTCACGTCTAGTATCATTCTTCCAATCAACCAACTCAGTGAGTGCCTGTGTATGGTTATAGTAAGGCGAGTAGTCGTATGACTTATCTTCCAAGCGAACGCATCTGCCTGCCTTGATGTCTTTGGCCAGGTTTGCACTTACGTTGCTTTTTGTTGTACCGACAACCTCAGCCACTTCATCACATGAGGCAGCAGGGTGCTCTCTATAATATTCCCTAATTTGTTCCGCTTGAGTCATGTTTCTCCTCCTTATTTCAACCCTTCAGGCGGTTCTACATCATAAGTAAATTGCTTATCTGAATTTCTCAGATTCATCCGTGCGACATTGTTTGCCATCAGCTGGCGCTCTTTTTGTTTCATTTCAGCGTGGTCATCTAGTTTATTTACTAGCGACCATAGTCCAATTCCTACGATTATTACCAGGTAAATGTATTCCATCATTTTTCTTTCTCCTTTTCTTTGTAGATTGCTACGATTTTCTTCAAGTCTGCGATTTCTTGATTCGCTTCTTGAAGTTTTTCCTGTGTTTCAATTAGTGATTGATTGAGGTCTAAAGCGACCTCTTTCCAGTCGAGATTAGTTTCTTTGACCTCTTCCGAAAAATAGTTTTTGATTCTTGATAGTAGGTTCATCCTGCTGACCTCATTTTCTTGCTTGTTTCCATTTCTTTTTTCCAAGCTTTAGTTCCACGATATTGCAAGTATTCATAGAAACCTTTAATCGTTACAAGTTGTCCACTATCCAAAAGATGTTTTTGCTGACTAGGGAGTTTTTGCATTTCTCTTCTTCGCTCTCCTGCTTGTCGTTTTGAACATCCAAAGATACGTTTTAACTCTTCATCATTAGCAGAGACTTTTTCAATAATCACATCTTTAATTCTTACAATTTCAACTGCTTCCATTTTTGCTCCTTTCGTGTTATAATTTTCTTGAATAATTTTGTCATGCGCCTGATTGCCGTCAGGTGCTTTTTGTTGTCTTCTAGACTGTCCTACTTTCCATCGCCCTGAGTTCTATCTCATGGCTGACTTGTTTCAATAGCTTCTCACACGCTATTTTAGCTTCTCTGTACGTTGTGTTCTCGCTGATGAAGTAGTCAGCAAGTTCTATGATTTTATCTTCCATTCAACCTCCTATATCAGTCTCAAGACTGATGTAATATCCTCCTAAATTGCTATAATACTCTTGACTAGGACCTCTCACGTTTTAGTCAAAATTCCAATAGAAAGGAGGAAAACTATATGTCTCGTTTACAACCTAGGCCTCAAAAGAATTATCCTAACTACAACTGGGATGATTTAGATCGTTTTATCCAGGATATTCTAAGTGATCCATCGTTCAAAGTTTGTTGCGTAGACCCTGCACTTTATGCTATCCCTAAAGACGAAATTATTGCAGAATGCATAAGTGCTGGTTATACAGTTGAAGAACGTGAAGATGGCATTTTAAACATTTCATGATTAGCTAAACTAATGACTTGCGATTCAAGTCTAAAAAGTCTCGCTACTAAGTCTATCGATTGTCCGATATGCTTTTTTTGTAAACGCTCAAGAAAACTAGTGTTTCTTAAAAGTTTTTCAACTAACTCAGGGTCTGCCTTTACAAAGGTGGACTCTTTTTTCCCACTATACGGATATCGTCTTGGTCTCATTTTCCTACTCCTCAAATCTTTCCTACTCAATCCCATAATCTTCAATAACCTGAAGAATGAAACTGTTCGCTCGTGGACCTTTAGTCGTTCCACTTAGAATGTTTGTCACTTCCTGTCGTTTAAAGCCGTAAGCAACCGCTAGAGTTGCTTTTTTAATGCCTTTCTCTTTCAAGAAAGCAATAACTCTTTCGCGACCGTTTGCGATATCTGGCATATTTTCTCCTTTCTTTTTCTTTCTTCTTTTTCTGCTATAATATAAGCAGAAAGGAGTTAACCTTATGACTTTTAAAGAATATTTACTCAAAGCAAGCAAACGCGACATCTACGATGATGGTAAAGATTTTGATTTTGAAACCATCTTTGCTAGAGAAATATTACGTTATGCACACGATTCTGAACTGGAAACCAAAACAGGTTTCTTTCGTCATCTTGAAATCATGAATGCTGATTCGTGGTTTGTTGAACTTGCTCGCTCAATTTATCAAGATTTTGAGAAATCAATTTCAGATTCTCACTAATCGAGCGTGACTTTTTTTGATATGGCAATCTCAGAAATTTACCACCAGCGCTGACTACCTTAATGATTTTTTCAAGGTGGTCTTTTTCTTGTTCTAAATTTTTAAGAATACTTACCATCGACACGTTCCTCCTTTTTTCAAAAATAAAAAATGCCCTATCTAACTGATAGAGCATGTGGTATAATAGTGACGGCACATCTGCCTTAGAAGGGAGGTGGAGCCTATGGTAGATTACATCTTCACAAATATTATTCTACCCTTGGTGGTCGGTATCGTCCTGATAGTCATCGAAAAATGGCTAAACAAGAAATAGCGACTAACCCACCTTTCTAGCGTAGACTAGAAAAAGCCCTTGCTTTTGTGGTTATCAGCAGGGGCTTTTTTGTAGTTGTAGTAGACTACATCTTCACTTCCCCTATATTATCTCACATCTATTTTAAGTTGTCAAAAGAAACCTTTGACAAGCTGAATTAGAAATGTGGTATAATATTTTACGGCACTTCTACACCGCCTACGAAAGGAGGTGAGATAGCCCATGATGGAACTAATCCTTAAAACTATCATCGGACCGATTGTGGTCGGTGTCGTTCTTCGTTTAGCTGATAAATGGCTGAACAAGGACAAATAGTGTCAAAAAAAGACCCCAAGCTTAATGTGGAAGTTAGCCTGGGGTCTTTTCTAGTCCATGATATAGAACTAATCCTTAATTCCCCTTTATTATCTCACATGCTCTATTCAATTGTCAAGGAACAAGTAAACAAGAAACAACTAAAAATGTAACTATTTTTCTGCATTATACTTGACAACTTACACCAAATCGGCTAAAATTAAAGCATAATAAAAACACCAATAAATCTATAAATACCGTTCGCCAAAACATTTTTATAATTTATTTCTTAGTTGTTTTTTTAGTTGTTTATCACTTACAAAAAACATTTTACACCTTTTGGGATAATTAGTCAACCTTTTTACACCAAATTTGTTAAATTTTTTTTGTGATGTCTTAGAAAGGTTGATTTAACAATGTTTGAGACATTTGAAAAAATAAAAGAATTGGCAAAAAAGCGTGGAAAAGCTCTTGGACAAGTAGAAGAAGACTTAGGTTATGGTAGAAATACACTCTATAAGATAAAAAATTCTACGCCAAACGCTGAACGTATCGCAGAAATTGCTAATTATTTCAACGTATCCACCGACTACCTGCTCGGACGAACAGATAACCCTGCTATCGCTGGGAGTGATGAATTTGCCCAAGTAAACGGACAAATCATAGACTTACGCAAAGCAGCAGCCAACACCATGTTATTTGACGGGAAACCACTAAATGAAGATGATATCGACTTCATTACATCCGTCCTATCCGCCCACTTCAAAAGCAAAGGAGAACGCTAATGACTATCACTATCAACTTCACAGAAAAAAATTCCTACATTACGGACTACCTAAACAAACACGGTATCGACACAACGACCATGGATTTTGACGACTTCATGGCACTCATGGAAGATATCGAAGACGCACGAGCAGCCGACCAAGCCTATATGGAGTACCTAGCCGACCCTAATCCAAAAACATATACAACAGATGAACTCTTGGAAAGTCTTGGAATGACTAGAGAGGACATCGCCTAATGTACCGACTCGTCTATGAAAGCAAAGCACAAAAACAACTCAAAAAACTCGATGGAGCAACTAGACGAAAAATCATCTCGTGGATGACAAAAAACGTAGACAACACAAGCAACCCCTATCAACACGCTAAACTACTAAAAGGAAACCTATCAGGTTACTGCCGATACCGAGTTGGCGATTACCGCATCATCTGTGATATCCAAGACGATAAACTAGTCGTCTTAGCCGTAGACATCGCCCACCGCAGAGAGGTTTATAAATAACAAAGGAGAACTATGACACTCGCTAAACTCTGCGAAGAATATCAAGTAGAACTTTGTCTCTTCGACGGTTCAAACTGGCACAGTAGCGGTTTCTACAATCCAGACACAAACGTACTCGCTATTGACCACAACTTGACTCCTGAACAACAAATCCAGGTCGCCCTACACGAACTTGGACACAAAGACCACACACGCTCAGAGTACCAGAACGCCCGTCTACGCTGTGAAAACGAAGCTGATAGGAATATGATCCATCATCTCGTAAAAGACGCACTAGAAAACTTAGACGACCCCACAGAGTTTGATTACCTCAAATTCATGTCTTACTACAATCTAAAAACCATGACAAATGAAATCATGGTTAAAGAAGAGTATTTAGCATTAGTAAATTAAGTAAGGAGAAAAAAATATGAAAGAAATAATTTATTTAGATACCAAACTTGTCAACTCATTGTTAGCGCAAATTGATCAAGGTCTTATTTTAAAACATATTGCAGAAGAGAGTAATTCTCAAGCAACACATGAAGAAACATCAAATCAAGAATCTTACTCAGCCGGTGGCAGACTCGGAGCTGGTCTTTTCTCTGGGAATGTAGCAAACACAGAAATTACAGCAGATAAAACAGCTCTAGTATATTCTTCAGGAAACCGAGAGTTAGTTGAAACCGCTATTGATGATTTTTCATTAGATCTCCTTCTTGATAAAATCAAAGATGATATAAAAACTATTGAGAATGTTACCGAAGGAGAGATTGTTGAAGAAATCAACGATTTAACAATCTATGATTTTTCTATGTTAAAAAACACAATGGATATCAGTGCTTTAGAGACCTTCGTTCCAGATGAAGTAGAAGCATACAAGAAGCTTGAAAATGAACTAAAGAAAATTACTCAAGTTAATAAAGAAAAACATGCTTCTAGAATAGCAGAAATCAAAGAAATTCTTGAAGATTCTTTTATATTTAACGTCATTAGAATCAACAAAATGTCTCAATATGTAGAATCGTTATTAAGCGATTGTTCTATTTTGAAAATTGGCTCATCGTTATGCATATGTGAACAACAGAATACAAGAATTCCAAAAAGTTCACTAGCTCTACTAAATGCTTCAAAAAGAAAAGCTACTATACTAGGTATAGCAGCTGCGGAAATCGAGACTGATATGGAGTTTTCAAATTTTGACGAAAGCCCAAATCGGATTTTATCACATGGTCCTAGCATGTTCATTAATATGGTTACTAATTCTTTTGATATTACAAAAGAAGGAGACCGTTTCGTAAGACCTATTGCGATTTACTTCGAGTAAAAATTCGATATTCTTCTTCTAACTCTTTCCTTCTGAGCTTCTAAGCATTCTTTATTTTCTAAGGAGCGAGCAATATGATTTTCGTGTTTTAAAGAGTTCGACATTTTCAATTCCTCAAAATTTTTTATAAGATCCTTTTGAATTTCTTTGAAATCTTTAAGTTCTTTTTTAGTAGTTTTGATAAATGATAGCATGTTTTTAACCTCCTTTTCACGTCTTTAATCATATTTTACAACGAACAGCAATAAAAAGCAACAAAAATCCTCACACTCGCCATCGCCAAATTTTGAGTGTGAGGATCAGCATGTATAGTAAAAGGTATTAAATGACCCTTTTTACTATACCCATTTTATCAAAAAAGTGAGGTAAACGCAATGTGGATGGAAGAACTTCCCAACGGAAAATACAAATTCTTTGAACGATACAAAGATCCTTATACTGAGAAATTAAAAAAAGTTTCAGTGACCATGGAGAAGAAAACTCCCCAGGCAAGAAATCAAGCTGCTATCTTGTTACAAGAGAAGATAAATAAAAAACTCAGCACAAAACAAGTAGAAAGCATTACATTTGAAGAAATCTATAACCTTTTTTATAAATCATGGGCGCAAACAGTAAAGGAATCAACAAAACATAATTGTAAATCAGTTGATAAGAAGATGAAGGAAGTCATACCATCCGATACCATACTTGCTAATCTTGACAGGCGTTTTCTTCAAGAGGCTATTGAAAAAATTATTGAAAGCAACGGATATATTACAGCTAAAAAAGTACGGCATAGGCTCAGAGGTATCTTTAATTACGCTGTTCAATACTCTTACATTGAAAACAACGAGGTCGATTATACTACGATTCCTCAAAAACCAAAGACTTTAGAAGAACTGGAAAAAAAGCGTAACAACTTTCTCACCATGCAAGAAATAAAAGCACTTGTCGATGTCCTTAATCGTCGAGAATATCACCAAAAGTACGCTGATATGGTTCTTGTGCTGACATTAACTGGTATGAGATATGGTGAGTTAACTGCCTTACAACTGAAGAATATAGACTTCGAAAACAACAAAATTGAGATCACAGGTAATTTTGATTCAGTAAACAAAATCAAGACGCTACCAAAGACTACAAATTCAATACGGACAATCAAAGTATCAGAGAGTGTCATAGAAGCTATTCAAAGACAAATAGTACGACTTAGCGAACGTTTCCAGCCATTGTCAAGCGATGATTATATTTTCTGTTTTGAAAAATGGAATCAACCTACAACAATAGCTTGCTTCATACAGATATTAAAAAAATATGGAAAACAGGCCAAAATAGAAAAAAACTTATCTAGCCATATTTTTAGGCATTCTCATATTTCGTTTTTAGCAGAGTCTGGCCTCCCAATAAAATCAATAATGGATCGAGTTGGGCACTCAAATGCAAAAATGACTTTGGAAATCTATTCTCATACTACTGAAGATATGGAGGATAAACTGGTCAATAAATTAGATACTATTTTTTAA